GAAGCAGACAAAGTAGAAGAAAGAGCAGAAGAGGAAGCAACAGATAAAACTGATTCAGTTGTTGCTGAATTAGAGGCTAAGATTAAAGAATTAGAAGCAAAAATTAAAGAATTACAAGCAGAACTAAAACAAAAAGAGGAAACTCAAACTGAAGAAAAAGGAGAACAAAGAAACATGACAAATGTAATTGAAGAAGTAGTATTAGATAACAAAGAAGAACAACGCTCAGCATATCAAGAGTTCCTAGTAACAGGTGAAAAAAGAGGAGTAACAACAACTGACGAGGGTGTATTAGTTCCTGAAGAAGTATCTACAACAATTGAAAACCTAATGGACGAACTTGAAGGATTAGATAAATTAGTAGATGTAAAAAATGTAAATAATGCAATTGGTAAATATCCAGTTCGTAATGCAGACTCAGCAGTAGCTCCACTACCAACAGTAGCAGAATTGGAAGAATCACCAGAGCTTGGTTTACGCAAACTTGGAGATTACAAATATGAAATTAAGACTTTCAGAGGTCTAGTAAAAGCAAGTTTTGAAGCCATTGATGACTCTGTTGAAGTAGAAAAAATTATTAATGAAGAGATGGCAGAAGCTATTGTTGCTACTAAAAATAAAGCTATCCTTGATGCATTATCTACATTACCAGCTAAAGAAGTATCTAATTTAGATGCAATTAAAACTATTGTGAACACTGGTGTAGCTAAGCGTTATGCTAAACAAATTGTTGTATCAACAGATGTTTATGATGCTTTAGACCGTATGAAAGATTCTACAGGTCAATATTTACTACAACCTTCAGTTACAGCAAGCTCAGGTACTAAACTATTTGGTAAAGATTTAGTAGTTGTAGATTCAAATGTAATTGGTGAAGGTATTATGTACATTGGTTCACTTAAAGATGCAGTTATTTTATTCCTACGCAAAGAGCTTTATGTAAATTACGAAATTTGGAATCAGTACGGTAAAGTATTTACTCCAATTGTTCGTTTAGATGCAGGAGTTAAAAATGCTAACGCTGTAGTTAAAGTTAACTTCACAGTTCCAGTTGAAGCATAATCACATACATATTAGAGGGCTAACTTAGGTTAGTCCTTTTTTATTTGTATTCAGGAGGATGATAACTTGAAGAAGTTTAAAGTATTAAAAGAATTTAATGATATTCATACATCAAAAGCTTATGAAGTTGGTTCTACTCATGAAGTCTCTGATGAGAGATTTGAAGAGATTCAAACTAACTTAGCTAAACATGATGGTGAGTTCATTCAAGAAGTAAAAGTAAGAAAAACAAAGAAGAAAGCTGAGACACCTGCTAAAGAAGAGGGTGCTTAAATGAACATTGAAGAAGTTAAAAAACACTTACGAGTCATTGATAACTTTGAGGATGATGTCATTCAGATGTATTTAGAGTGGTCTGAAGACAAAGTTAAAGATGCAATTACAAATGAACCTTCATTGTACATTGAGTTTTTCAATAACAATACTCACTATCAACGGGCTGTAATTCTACTAACTGCTCACTACTTTAATAACAGATTACCACTTTCAGATAGACCTCAATACAATCTTACCTTTGGATTAAGAGATGCACTATCTCATCTAAATGCTAACTTTCTAATTTACAAAAATGAACTCGATGCAGAAGTTGATACATATGACTCATTTAGTTAATAAGATGAATCAAGTTATCGAGTTTCAAGAGAAACAGAGAGTTAACATTAAAGGGATTGTTAAAGATGAGTATGTAACAACATTCAAAGCATATGCACATGTAGACACAGTCTGGCAGAAAGATTATCAGACAGCAGTATCAAGTGGTACACAGAATAGAATTAAGTTTACTATTCGTTTTGTTCCAGTAGAAATACATAACAAAATGCATATTAATTTTAAAGAGCAGACATACGAGATTAAAGAAGTCTATCCTGATTACACTAATCATCAAGTCATATCAATCATGGCTGAAAAGGTTGGATTGTAATGAGTCTTAAAAAAGACGGTTTTGAAATAAGAGGGTATGATGAGCTGATGTTACAGATTGAAAACTTAGGTAAGTCAGCAGATAGAGAAGTAGGTAAAGCTCTAAGAAATAGTGCAGAGATATTGAAAAAAGGTTTAGAGAAGAATACACCTGATTCATTGATTAGACATTCTAAGCATCCTAACGCAAGACAGAATGTAGTGATTACAAATGTAAAAACTAATAAAGACACAGGTGCTAAGTACATAACAGTGGGTTACTCAGGTAAACATCCTGATGATGTGAGCTGGAGGATTCACTTTGTTGAATTTGGAACGATAAGACAGAAACCTCAACTGTTCATGCACAAAACAATCAATGAGACACAAGAAAAAGTTAAAAAAGAAATCATGAAACATCTCAAGAAAGGACTGAATTTAAAATGACAACTGAATTATATCTAGATGACATGCTTGAAATAGTAAGAGAGAACTTAGCAGAACGACTAAAAGATTTAGTTGATGAAGATAACATATTTAAATTCAGTGTTCCTGATGAGATGACAGATGAAGAATTGAGTCCTTGTGTCAGATTAAACATTGCTGATTTTCAACCCAATAATTGGGCTGGAGATAAAGTAATTGGATACCATTGGGAGTTTCTTATTGATGTTTGGCATGAAGATTATTATCAGTGTTATGTTATCGCTCAACACATTCAACAAGTACTTAGAGAGATGAATTTTAGACAATCTTCACCAAGTTTTAACGAAGATGAGGATACAGATTTATATCGAGATTCAAGAGTATATGCAGGAAATATATTAATTTAAAACAAGAGGAGAAATAAACATATGGCAACTTATAAGAATGATTATCAAGCAATTACTGGTCTGAAGAGAGTCCTAATAGCTGTTCAAACAGAAGATACTAAAGAGGGCGTTAAATACGGTACAGTACATGAAGTAGACTCACCTAAATCATTTGGTGTATCACCTGAGTCAAGCCTTGATAAAGGATATGCAGGAAACCGTATTGTACAAATTGCTCAGTCTCGTGCTGGTGCTACATTCAACATGACATTCCACTCATTACCTGATGAGCTGATGGAAGAAATCCTAGGTGAAGAGCGTAGAGAAGACGGACTTACATATTCTAACTCTAAGCATGTAGCTCCTTACTTAGGAATTATTGCTGAGTTTACTAAAGAGGATGGTTCAAGTCGATATGTTGGATTAACTAAAGCTGTATTAACACCAGCTTCTGAGGAAGGTTCAACTAAGGAAGACGGTACAGAATTTGGTGAAATCGCATTCGAAGGTGAAGCTCTAGAGCGTATCTTTGATGGTGAGCGTGAAATCACTAAGAATTCTAAAGATGAAGATTATGATTTCACAGTACTATCTAATGCAGTATTTATGAACAAGACAGCTACACCAGAAGCTTAATCTATATAAGTGAGTATATCTAACTGATGTGCTCACTTCTTTTATACTTTTAAAAATTATTATTATATGCACTAACTATTTAACACACCAATTAAAATTTAAAGGAGAACAAATAAAATGGCAAAACCACAAAGAAAAATTACATTATTTTTAAACGATAAAGAAGAAACTTTTTACTCTAAATTTGCTTCTGCAAGAAATGTATTCAAAGCACAAGATTTGATGTTAAAAATGGAGAGCTTTGAAAACTCTGAAGACAATAAGATGACAGAAAAAGAAATCTTTGATGAGGTATTAGACTTCTTAGCTAAAGATATCTATCACAATCAATTCACAGCTGATGATATGCTCGATGGTTTAGACTCAGCAGACTTCATTGAAGAAGTACAAACTCAACTGATGATGGTTATGACTCGTGATGTTGAGGGTTTGAAGCGAGTAGCATTACAAGCACAGAAGAACTAGATGAAGAAGACTTTACAATAGTTAAACAGAGAGAATATCTGGTTCAGTTTATGGACTATATGTTAAGTCGTGAAGATGGTAAACATCTATCTCATGAGGAGTTCATGAACTCAGATATATTCAGCTTGATGAATGCTGAGATGAGGATATATAACAGTAAACAGAAAGATAATTCGACTGATATAGATTCAGCGATTGATTTAATTTAATAAACTTTATGCCCTACAAACAATCCCATGTTTGTGGGGCTTTTTTTTGTGTTCAAATTAATAATTTTTAAAAATATAAAACGATAAGAAGAAGGTGTATATATGAGTACAACCCTTGGAAATATGGTAGTGGATATCGACCTTAACACCAGTAAACTAGGCTCATCTGTTACGCACCTCCAAAGGCAAATGCGGATAGTATCATCAGCAATGAGAGCTAATTTATCTGGTTTGAAGGAGAATGGTACAGAGTCAGAAAAACTATCATCTAAAATTGATAGTTTAAATAAATCTCAGAAAATACAACAAGCAATAGTAAATGAGACAGAGAAAGAATATAGAAAATTAGTAGCAACGAAGGGTGCAGGTGCTAAGGAAACAGAAGCATATGCAACTAAGCTAAACAAAGAGCAAGCTAAATTAAAAGAGGTTACAGCTCAGCTATCTGCTTTAGAGAGAGAACAAAGAATCTTAAATAGTGGTTGGACAAAACTTGGTAATAGTCTAACAATCGCAGGAACAGGATTAACCAACTTTGGTTCAGGTATGAAGTCTGTTGGTGGTGGATTAACTAAGTAT